GCCAACAGAACCTCAACCACTGCTGCCGATAAGGCTGGATCTCTTACCGCAGCACCGGACCTGACTTATGCTACCGCAAAAAATAGTATGACTCAGACTTGGGCGGTCACTGGTTTTTCAGATACCACCCTGAAAGCTGGAGATATTCTGGAAGTTACTGGCAAATATTATGTTAATCCAAAAACTCGACAGGTTTTTGTCGATGCTGCCGGTGATGCTGTTAAATTCCGTGCAATTGTTACTGCTGATGTTAATCTGGGTACTTCTGGAGAAGGTAATGTTGTTGTATCTGCTCCTGGTCTATGGACTACAAATGGTCAATATAACACGACTAATGCAGCACTTGCATCCAGTGATGTTATAACCATTATTGCTACCACAGCAACATTGTATCAACCGAATCTTTTTTATCATAAAAATGCATTCTCATTAGCAACTGTAAAACTTCCAAAACTTTACAGCACTGATACAGTGGCAACCACAAGTAATGGATTCTCCATTAGATGTTCTAAATATTCTGATGGTGATGCAAATACGCAGAGCATAAGGTTTGATATACTTCCAGCCTTTGCAACGCTTAACCCATTCTGGGCTGGCCAAGGATTTGGCGTATAGTTCGGGATTGCTGTACCTCCCGGGGTGGCAGGATTGTCCTGTCACCCTACCTTAAATAACCTTTGACAAGAGGCAGTAAAATGAAAACAATTACATGGATAAGACCAAGTGGCCGAGAATTGGTCACAAACGATTCGGTTGAAACTATCGAATACGCAGAAGGTCTTGGCTGGGAACGTGCCGATAAACCTGAAGAAGAGGTTGCGGAAGAAGAAGAACCCGAAAAAGAATCGACTGGGGAGGCCAGTATTGATAAGGTTAATCCGGGAGATAGAGGTACGGGAGTCCCTGGATCTTTTGAATTTACAGAAGCTGAGATTTTAGGTTGTAAATTTAAAAAACCGATCATTAATTTGATCAAAAATTTGTATAAGAAAAATATCAGTGACGACATGACTGTAGCTAAAATACAGGAACAAGCACTGAAAATCCATAAGGATAATTACGATGACGGTAAAGGCTAAAGAAGTCATTTGGGATGCTTACGAAGATCTCTTGAATCGGTCGTCAGAAGAGCCTGTCGAGGCAGAAGATGCCTTGGCAGGGATCCGATATCTTAATGATATGATGACCATGGAAGATGCGAGAGGGATGAGCCTCGGGTATACGGTTGTTTCTAAAATAAGTGATACAATTACAGTCGCTGCTGGAGCTATTGCCTGGATGAAGGCATCCCTAACTATATTTATGTCTGCAAAATTTGATGTAGATGTAAAACCTTCTGTTGTGAAACGAGAAAAAGACGGCCGTGAAGCGGCCCTAAATTTAGCCTCTCTTTCCCCAGGAGAAAGAAGTTTCCCATCAGACCTTCCTATGGGATCTGGGAATACACAATATGGATCATCAGCATTTTTCCCTGACTCTAACAATGGAGTTTACACAGAATTAAATGGACCCATCTTAACTGAAGATGATACCGAGGAGGATTAATAATGTCCGGGACTAAAAAAAGTAATTTTGTAACACAAAGTACAATGGAATCTTCTGATACAATTGATTTTGTATCTGGTGGGCAAAACTTTAAACTGCCATTGTCTGATTTAAAAACAGTCCTTGGAGTCCTTGGTACGCTTTCAACACTTGGCGATGTAACTGGTATTCCAGCATTAAAGGTCACTGATCTTGTATATGGAATAAGGAATATACTTGGAGGTCCGGGCATCCTTGCAGAATTAAGTTCAGAAGATGGCATTAAATTGAAATCAAATTTTACCGTTGATTCGACAGGGGCTGCGATACTTATAAATCCAACGGCCGATGCTCCAACGCTTAGAAGTCTTGTCAGTGGAGCAGGTGTTCTCGTTGCCAGTGATGGAGATACAATAACTTTCGACAATAGGTTTTCCTCAGACGCTACTGGCTCTGAAATCGTTGATGACCTAACAGCAGATGAGCCAGTCCTCGCAAGTATTGTCGCTGGGACGAGTATGAGTGTAACCAAGACGGGCGATGTTATTACTATCACTTATGCCCCTTCAGGAGCTTCTTCCAGCACGGTAGTAGTGTACGCTGAATCAGATTTTCCAACGGCAATCGGTGGTGTAATTACCTTACTGGATGACACTGAGTATTTTGTGGCTCAAGATATATCGACAGCTAATAGATTCGTACTTGGATCAAATACAGTTGTGTCTGGAGCTGATAGAATCATAACAAACCTTACTTACACTGGGGTGGGTAATATGTTCTCTAGTGTTGATAATTCTAATAAAGTTAGAGATTTAACTATCTTGTTCCCTTCGGGTTCTCTTTTGGACGTATCAGGTACTGGCGTTGAAACTTTTAAGTTACTTTCGTGCATAGCAACTGGGGCTACCCTTGGAACCATAGAAGGAATGTATGAGTTTGCCTCTGATACCTCGGATTTAAATGTATCGACTGATGGGTTTACGTTTATTGGGAATAATTCCCGTATTTTTGTTGATAAAAATAACGGAATTATAACAGCAGGAACCCTTGTTGACTTAGGAGTAAGTACAACCTCAGACTTTACTTTTACCAATTCTCTTGGAACATTAAGCGCAGGAGCTACTTTTTTAGAAGGAGCGGCAGACTCAGCCAATATAAACACTGGAGGAAACGCTGTTGTCTCTAATGTTGTTGCAATTGGCAGTGGAACTGCGTTAGTTGGAGTAACTCCAGATGATGCTCTTTGGGAATTTGTAAATAACAGTTCCATACCTGATAGTCATAATGCCGTTGTATCTCACAACGCAGGTACTACGATCACGATAGCAACCCAAAATGTGCCCGTTTTATTGGGAGCTACTTGGACTTCTACGGAATTGTCAAGGTTTACAGCTACAGCCGCTGGAAGATTTACTTACATAGGCAAAGGAGCGCATGTAAATATAGATGCTTCTATCATAGCTGAAATGACTGGTGGTACTGATGACTGCACTTTTTATATATACAAGAACGGTTCCGCTCTTGCTGATTCAAGCTTGCTTATAGAAATAAAAGATGGCGCTCCAAGGGTTGTGCCAATGTTGTGGGGCTTAGATATGGAAACAGACGACTATTTTGAAATTTTTGCTGAAAATAATGACGGGACAACTAACATCACTATTGTACATGCAATTTTGAGGATGAGCTAATGGGTGAGTTACCTCTTTCAAACGGTTTTTACATAGATGAGTCGTTACCGCTCAGTCATCAGGAGTGCGTGAATATCTTCCCGGAAACTCCACAGGTGAAATCTTTGAGTAAATTAATCCTTAGAGGAGCGCCTGGAAGTTATGAAATAACAAACACTGGAGTCGTACATCAACAAAGCAGAGGATCTTGGGTTAAAAATGGGATCCCTTATGTTGTAAATGGGACTTCTTTATACAGTGTATCAGAGACAATAGATTCTGAAGGGAACGAACTTTATTCTCATACCGAATTAGGAACAGTCGCTGGATCTGGCAGAGTGTCTATGGCAAACAGTCCAACTGAACTCATGATACTTAATCCAAGTGAAAAGGGATATATCTATAATGAAGATGCAGTGATTCCTTTTCAAGAAATAGTTGATCTGGATTTCAGAGCCAATGGGAATCCAACTCATGTTATTTTTGTAGATGGGAGTTTTTTCTGCACAACGGATGAAGATAAAATTATAGTGAGCGACCTCCAAGATGGATTATCATGGAACGCATTATTATTTGGATCGGCTGAGTCTGACCCTGATAAAGTTGTCGCTCCTGTCAAAGTGGACAACCAAGTTTATGTCCTTGGCGGTGAGACAACAGACGGATATCAAAACATCGGTGGATCTGGTTTCCCATATCAAAGGAACAATGTCTTTATGGATAAGGGTTGTTTCGCTCCATTCTCAATTGTAAATACCAATAAAACATTCTTCATGATTGGTGGTGGTAAAAATGAACAGCCTGCGGTTTGGCAATTTAACGGCACCAGTTATGATAAGAGATCAACATATGCTGTCGATGCTATTTTGGCTGGATACACTGAGGAAGAAATTTCAGAGGCCTTTGGTATGTACTATGGCATAAAAGGCCATTATTTCGTTGTTTTCGTCTTCCCTGACCGTGCGTTGCAATATGATCTTGTAGAGCAGAAGTGGAGTGAGAGAAAATCTACAATAGATGAAGTCCCGTCAAGGTGGAGAGTTAATTCGATAGTAACCGCATATAATAAGCTAATCGTGAGTGATTTTAAAGATGGCAGAATAGGTATCCTGGATACCGAGACATACGGAGAATACGGCGAAGATATTATCAGCGTTTGGTCTACGCAACCGTTCCTTGCCATTGATGGAATAAAGGTACCTGCCGTAGAACTTGTGATGGAATCAGGAGTCGGGAACACCGGTTGCCCTGATCCTCAAGTAGGATTGTCATTCTCAAGGGATGGTAAAAAATTCAATTATGAAAGAACCAGGGCTATAGGTAAAAAAGGCCAATATAAATTACGACAAATATGGAGGGGCAATGGCCATTATACGAGGATGTTGACTCTCAGATTCAGAATCTCTGATCAGGTTAAAAAAGTTGCTTATTACTTGGAGGCTGCATGATACCTAAAGTTGTACCAAGCACAAAGATTGTAAACGAAGAAGGCATCATGGAACAACCATTCCGGGACTTTACCAACGCGGTAGTGCTTCTTTCCCCTATAATGGGGTCAGGATCCCCGGAAGGAACAGAGAAAGGCAACCAGTGGCAAACTTACATTGATGAAACTGGATCCAGTGGGTCCATTAAATATATAAAGAAATATTCAGATATAGGTGGAGATACAACCAAAGGTTGGATTTTACAATAAGGAGATATTATGTCAGGTGAAAATTCAGGAAGTTTAATTAATACAGGTGCTAACATTGGCAGTTCTTTATTAACATCTTATTTAGATAGGAACGCTGCTGAAGATGCTTCCAATGATATCCAATCAGGGTTAGATGCAGGGCTTGCCACATCTTCAGAAGCAATAAAATCTGCGAGAGGTGATGTCCTTAGTACTGGCATGCCTGGGTTGGAAGACCTAATGTCAGGGTTCCAGGGATCGATTGGAATGTTAGAACAAAGAGGACCGGCTGAACAAATGGCAGGTAACTTATCTGGCGCTTACGGAAACGAAGCACAACAAGCTGGTATCGATTCTTTTATCGAATCCCCGGGGCAAGAATATCTAAGAAATCAGCAGGAACAGTCCTTGCTTAGAAACTCTGCTGCGATTGGTGGACTTGGTGGCGGTCGTGTAAGATCGGCATTACAGGAGCAGGCCTTTGGGAATGCTTCTACAAATCAACAACAATTCCTTCAGAATTTGGTACAGCAGAGCATACCTGAACAAACGAGATCAACAAATATTGCAAATGTTCTTGGATCAGCAGGTGGCCAAGTTGCAAATTATAGACAGGGACTTGGCACGAATCTTGCCAATCTTACTCTCGGTGGAGCAGCACAACAAATTCCACTACTCACAGGAACCGGTGAGGCACAGGCAGCAGGAACATTAGCCGCTAATACTGCTGTTACAAATGGACTCGGTGGAGTCTCAAAAACTTTAGGGAATTTAAACTTTTGAAGGGTTTAACGGTCATAACAAATCAGCATGATATACTCGGGCAGATATATTTATTGCAGAAAATCCCGTATGTAAATATAACTCCGGAGACAATGCTGGCTAAATGTTTACTTGGTGAATATGGCATGATGCAGTTTATCGAAGACGACAACCCTGTCGGAATAGTGATTTACCGTGATTTATTCCCTATATTATCAATAATCGGAATATGCTTAAAGAAAAAAACTAAAGAGTTTTATGATCTTTTTTACGATTATCTCAGAGAAAAAGGGTATAAAGAGTTGATGGCTATTTCTAAATTACCTGAGGAAAAATTTATAGGATTTTCTGGCTTTGAAAAAGAATATACCTCATATAAAAAAGATTTAACTAAGGAGAATTGATATGTCTGGAGAAGGCGGTGGAATGAGCGATGGTAGTGCAGCAGGCAATCAGGCAGCAGTTAATTATGCTAACAGCGTTATGGGCAGTTCTGAGCAGAATCAATATGGAGCTATAAACGCAGCAGCAGGTCAAAAAGAAGCAGAAGCAAAAGCTTTTGATTTGAATGCTCAAAGAGTCGCTCTTGATAAAATAAATGATGCCGAAAAAGTGCAGGCATCTCAAGCGAATAATTTTGCTGATTATCAGGTAAATGATACAGCATACCAGAATGCTTTGACCAGACCAACGGATATAGGCAGTTCTTTTGGTGGTATGATAAATAGAGGGTTTACTGAACAACAACAGGCTCAGATGGAACAACGGGCAAAGGAACAACTAGAAAGTCGTGCTAATCAAAGGAGTGGGTGGCAAACTTTTGGTAGGGGTGTAGAAAATGTCTTGGGTACTCAGGGCTTAATCACGGGTGGTGTAAGCGAAGCTTTCCAGCCGACTTCAGAACAAGAATTGCTTAGTAGAATACAAATGCAGGCCATGGAAGATAATGACAATGAAGTTTTGTCGAGATACGGTTTGGCACCTGGTACTGATAATATTGCCATGAGGTCATCAATCGAAGATAATGTTGATGGGAATAAAAATGTTGGTCAATATGGAGTATATGGTCCGGGTAAAATTTATAGGGATTCTTCGGGTGGCGAAGAAAATAATAGCCCGATTGCAATGCTCCTTAAAAATAGCGTACAGGGTTTGAACCCAAATCAGGCAGCAGCACCACAGCAAGAATATAATCCATTATGGGAGGCGCTTATTCCACAATTAAAAGTGGGTGGCCAGACATTAGCAGATACACTTTTGAAAAATACAAATTTTAATATGGGTTAAAGGAGAAAAAAATGGTAGATAGTAATCTTTTAAATACTTTAGCCAGATATCAATCAGTAGACCCTGCCGAACAATATAGGGCTGGTCAGGCTCAAGGCAGAAAAGCCGCAGATGAAAAAGCCATAACCGCAGGCCGAGTCCAACAGCAGGGCATATCAGGAAGACAAGAAGATGATACGATAAAGTTGAATGCCATGAAAGATTCTGTAAGCTATGCACAATCTGCAATGTTGTCTAAAGATCCGGAAACCCGGGAAAAAAATATAGAATTAATGGTTATCCAGGCCAATAAAACAGGCAACCCTCAGGCCATAGCATTGGCCAATGGATTGAAGAATGCAACCCCTGAGGAAAGACAACCGTATCTTGAAAAGGTTGTCAGTATGGCAGAATCGAACGGGTGGATTA